AGACAGGGCCTGATAGACACCGTTCCGGATGGTGTCGCACATCTCAATGGAAAGGCTGTTGGTGTTGGTGATAACACCATACATGGTGCCGCCACCAGTCTTGTCAGCGTTGGCGTACTTGCTGCCGCCGACGGACCATGCCACTTTTAGATCAGGCACAGACCGCCAGACTGTAGTATCATCGACAAAGTAGTGGGCGCTGGCCTTGACGATGTTGTTCTGAAAATACTTTGCGTTGTTTGCCGCCCTGTCCCCGTCATTTCCGGTGTAGTGGTACACTAGATACCGGATTTGGCTGGCGTTCCGGGAACCGCCATAGTTCCCGGAGTTCGCCAGCTGCTCCTTTATCGTGTAGCTCATTTACTGTCACTTCCCAGCTGCTTGATTACCTGGTTGGCTCCGGTAGCAGCCAGGCCGCTCACAATGCCCACAGCCGCCGCGGTGATGTAGTCCGTGGCTGGGAAGTCAGGCATGAGGAACATACCTACCACGCCCAGCACAGCGCCGCAGACGCCGCAGATGATGGGGATGAACTTGCTGTCCAGAGAGGACGCTTTCACGCCCTGCCCGATCAGCAGGCAGATGACGGTGATAGCCGCCACTCCGGTGATGCCAAGAGAGGAAATGTCCATATCAGACCTCCCGATTACACTCGGATGGCCTTGACGGCATAACCGTCTGCATCATAGGTCACATCAAACTTTCCGCGCTTGGTATTCTGGCGAACCACTTGTCCGGCAAGCGCCTGATTTCGGCCCATGTCTACCTTGTCCAGAAGAGGCTCCTTTTCCTCGCCGGGAAGGAATCCCCCCGCCATCTCTGCCTCGGTCCATCCGCCATCGGGGTTCTTTTCGGGGTTCAGAGAGAATCCGGCGCCAGCCTCAACCAGCAGCTTGTTGGCTTCCTCCGCAGTAATCTTGCCGCTCTTGAAGTCATCGATGATGTTATTGATGGTCTTGTTCATGATTGGTAGCTCCTTTCAAATATCCGGCTTGACCGCCGGTTTCTAATGATGTAAGATGTTATTGCCCGTTGTGCAGACATGTGCTGTTTTGATAGCGCTCCCTCCGCGTTAAGTCGCAATGGACGGAGACAACGAATACTACGGGCTTGCGGCGCTCCTTCGGGGGCGTCGCTTTCTTATAATCCGATACGAGCCAGGACAAAGGCAATTACCGCCGCCAGCACCGCCCACACGGACTTATCCACGATGGCCTCCCAGTGGCGCCCTGGTTTTGCCGCCTGTTCCTCCTGCTTTGCCAGAAGCTTTTCGATGTTTTTATCCATGTTGGAAAGCTGCTCGTCCAGCTTGGCGTCTCGGGCAATCTGTTCCCGCTGCCAGTCATAGAACGAATTATGGAACTTCTTGGAGTCCTGCTGCCAGTCCTCCAGAGCCTTGATACGCCCCTCCAGACGGGCTGCTGCTTCCAGGCCAAAGCAGTCATGCCGGGGGTCTCTAACGCACTTCTCGTCAGCCATTGGACACCTCCCCCAGGTCCTCCCACTTCACGCCCACGCTTCCGGGTTCCCACACGTTGTTGTCCTGACCGCTCCGCCAGACGTGACCGTCATAGGTGCAGCAGTCCCCGGTCATATACGGCGAAGTGGAGACGGCGATAAACGGCAGGGCCTTGGCCGGGTCTGTACTCCACGCAAAGCCCCACTGTGCGGGCAGGTCCTCCGGATCTTGGGTGTTGTAGATGGTGCTGTCATAGGGTTGGAGGAGCCGCACTACCCTGCCCGCCGTGGACCGGCAGACAAAGCCCACCTTGCGTTCCAGCATGTTCATGGCGTCACAGGCCGCCATAAAGCTGGGGATGTAGTCCCCGGAGGCATACAGCTCCGTTCCCGTCATCTCCGGGGCCTGGGCCTGGAGGGTCTGTGCCCTCGCAAGCCCGGTATCCCGCATGGTGGTAAGTACAAACTGCTTGTCCGTCATACTTCGTTCACGCCCTCTCTGATTGCTTTCGCAAGCTCCGCATAGGTCACATACTCCGGTTCAGGTTCCGGCTCCGGCTGTCCATCGTCCTCCACGGTAATCTGCCCTTGATATGCCTCCGCCTGGGCGATAGCGTAATTCGCTTCCGTGTAGGGCATCGTAACACCGGACAGCACCGTCTCGATATCCGGCTCCTCAGGGGTGCCGTGATTGATCTCTGTCGCCAGCTGATATTTGATGATCTTCATGTGCCCTCCTTCCAGTATTTCAAGAATAAGGTGAAGTTTAATCCGACTGTACGGCCAGACCCGACCGAAATTGTGAACTTCCCATTCCCGTTCTGTGTAAACAGGCCAAGATAGTTTGATGCGTCGAAAACAGATTCTCCAAAAAGCCCTGGAATTTGCGTTCCGTTGTCCAATACGCCATAGCAATCCAGCATCTTTACCCGTCCGCTGGCATCTGGGATTTGGACGTCAATCGTCTTTGACGAGCTGTTCGGGAACACCCCGCCATCCACGGCCATCACAAACACAGGTTTGTTGCTGTACCGCTCAGTGGTGCGGTACTCGACGCCCAACTGCATGGGGGGATTGATCCACTCTTTCGCGGCCCCATTCATGCGATAATAGCACCCCGAATAATCGGAATCGTTTTGCGCTGGAGCCGACCCAACCATAGCCGCAGTGTAGTCCCCGGACTGGGGCACCACCACGCCACTCCGGCCGTTGAAGGAGGTCACGCCACCAGCCAATCCTTCAGACGCTTTTTTGACAGCAGCATCAATTTCTTCTCCACCGTAAGCACTGGTGTAATACTCGGTAGGCGGGGTCGTGATTGCTGCCATCTGCTGTTCGAGTCCAGCAACTTTTGCAGTAAGTTCTTCAATTGTTGCCATTTGTACCTCCTCAAGTGATAAATCTTCGGCCATACTTGTCCAAAAACCACTTCGCGCCCGAAGTCACCAGCGGCCCGCGTTCCTGTGGAACGCGTCGGCTGATGTACAGGATGATACAGCCATCTCCTCCTGGACCACCAGTACCGCCATTTCCACCGATTCCTCCGGTTCCAGCGGTGATTGATACCGTGTAATCCGAGGAATCCGTGGAGCCGACGGCAAGCCCTCCTGAGCTGGCACCGCCGCCGCCATAACCGCCGCGGCCGCCTTTTCCATATTGGGTAGGCTTTTTTGGCGTCAGGGTTGGTGTCGCGCCATTTACACCAGATGCAGCAGTAGCCTTAATTGATGACGAGCGTACAGAGACGGATGCCTCTGGACCCGGCCCGCTGCCGTTTGCACCAGCGGCCGCGCCTGCCCCTAAGCCCCGGCTATACCAAATGTAAGCGCCGTCATTCTCTCGTGTCTTCATAGCGACACGTTCTGGATCATCTGTATCGGATTCTGTCAAGCCTCCGTTCCAAGTGTTGCCGTCCTCGTCGGTAACGTTTTCAGCAGGGTCAAAGAGCTGGACAGTATCACTGTTGATGGTTGTGACTTTGGCCGCCTTTCCTGCACCTTTTCCTCCAGGGATTCCTTGATCTCCAATTCCTCCGTATTTTTCTCCGGTGATTGGATCTGTGTATCCACTTTCAGATACCTGTGCCCCAGCTGTGGTTGCAGCGCCAAGTTCTGTGTCGCTGCCGACAGAGCCATTCGGATCATCCGGGTCATAGGCAGCACCCAGGCCACCAACGCCGCAACTGTATACAATAGAGTCTATCCCAGAGATATCCAGGGTTCCTTCAAGGATTCTGGCACCCGTGCCCGGAGCACCGCCGTCTCCGCCCGCACCGCCGTTCGCAAGTCCGCAGCCGCGTAACTGGTTCTCAAATGGTGGAGGATTAGTCCAGGATACAGACGGTGACGTGCCAACATCCCCACCTTTTTGCCCGCAATGTCCACCTTGGCCTCCGCTTATTAAAACATAGCGGATTAAAGTTGTTTCGGTAGGAATTTGATAAGTCCCTGATCCGGTGAGCACGATGCGTTCATCAAATGTTTTGAAATCATCAACTTGCGACGGAATAAATCCAATTCGCATTTCGGCATTCGCTTTCAGCGTTGAGGACATGTTTACATCCATTGACTCAATACAAGCAGAAACGATTTCGTGATCGTATGGGTCCATGACCTTTACAACTTGTCCGGGCTTTTCCTTTTCGGTCAGAAACGAAGCTTGAAGTGTTTTATTACATGCATAGAAGCTCGCTAACCGTTCAGCAACTGCAACTGAATTCACCAAAGAAACAAGGGTTGCATTTTCTTTGCCTTTTTCATTTTCAGGTACATTTTCATTGATTACCTTTGCAATTTTTCGCTTGTTGTGGATATATTTCAGCCCCGTAAGCGTCCCTGTACCGGCAGAGATTTTTGCGTAGTTTGCTCCGCTTTCCAAAATGGAAAATCCGGAAGCAGACAGGGTGTGCATCGGCTCATTGAAAATGATTAGATCGCCGTTCTGAGCTGTTCCATTAAACAACTCCTGGCTTTCTTGTCCTTCCGCAAACTGATGTTCAATAACAGAGATCGCACTAATTTTTTGATTATCTGTAACTGAGCCAGCCATGTCCGTCTTTTTCGTATCTATTGTCGATATGGTTCCATCCCAAAACGTCTCCACTCGCAAAACACCATTCAAATCGGTAGTAAGACAAGCGCCAATAGCAAACAGGACTTGATTGAGATTGTCTCGTGCGGAGCTGTTCGGTGGGCTGCAATAGGGGAGCCATCCATACACCTTAACATTCTTTAGATTGCTTTTTACAATAACGGGAATTTCACCGCAAATATTTTTTATGATTGATTCTGCGGTCTGTCCGGTGTAAATTCCGCCGGGATGGAGCATAGTGTCTAGCTTGGATACCGCTGATATCGCATACAGATGATAGGAACTAGGCCCAGTTCGTTTGATACTATCTACATAGAGGGTTTGTCTTTGCTGATCTCCATGGTAGTAAACCACCTTTTCCCCAATGGTAGCCAAGATTGTGGAACTATCCAGTTGACTATTAAAGTCACAATCAAGCGTGTCCATTTCCAGGACATCGTTTAAAAGAGAAGTAGTTAAATTGACGTTTCCAGACGTCAGATTATAAATCCCCGTTATTTCTATATCACCAACGAGAATTCGATTAACTGCCATTTCTTTACCTTTCAATCAGAGGGAATGTGATTCCACCCCATAACTCTTTCCCATTTCTGGTCTTGATTAGGAATTGGGCGGGGATATTGTTTGAATACATTTGCTTTGTTACATCTCCGCCCTCCACAGGATCTGTGTATGTAACTGTGACATACTCGGGCAGAATAGATGAGAGAACGAGGCTTGCTTCTTCTAGCGTCAATGGGCGGCAAGTAATATCCAATCGATATTTTATGGCTATCCGATCTCTCGTAAGAAACGCATCATCGATTGAGCGTGTGGCATTTGGGCCGTCTACATCAGCCCTTTGCCACTGTACGCCGCCGAACGCAATATAAGGCGTCAAATCCGTTCCGTTTACAGTCAATGTCACGTTTTATCCTGCCTTTCATGTAATGGGAGCGCCCTTTTCTCGCTGCGTTTGTTGGTTGTATTTGTACAGGCTCCTCGACACCTGACGGCCATCCAGAGAAACTGTTGTATCTTTATCGTTGACTGCCTTAGTAATCATTGCACCGATTGCCATGACCGCATTGATGACTCCGGTATTAGCAGAAGCGATACCGTCAACGATTTGGTCATTGTTCGCCACCGCCGTCCGATTCCCGATTTGACCTACCATCTCAGCCCCATTCTCGCGGGCGATGAACACCTCTCCATGCTCAGGAAATCCGCCGGACGCGTATGCAGTGATATCCTGAACAGAATAGCTGTTGGCCGAACGGGAAGAAGAATTTTCCGAACTATACGATGCGCCATTCCCGAGATTTTTGATGGCATCTTGCAGCAGGCCAGAACTGGTGAATCCCTTATACATGTTATCTGCCATTTGCTTTCCTAGATTTTCAAACTGGCTCATATCAATAGATTGGCTAAAATGATTGATTTCCGTTTTCAAATCTTCCATTCCATCAATACCGGCGTCTCCAATTCCAGATTCTTCTTGCTTTAACCCAATAATAGAATCTGTAAGACCTTGAGTTTCACTTTGAAGATCACTGTATAGCTGAACCGATTGCATGTATGTTTCCTGTGCGGCTTTTGCCGCTTCGGTTTCTTTCTCTCTTGCAGCGACAAGTTCTCTGGCTTTCCCCCAACTGAAAATGTCTGTTTCGTTGAGTTCTTTTTGTGTGTTATTTAATGCTTCTGCGGCCGCATCATAATCCTTTGCCGCCTGTTGCATATCACGCATTGCCTGATATTGCTCTTTATAACTCTCAACAAGCATTTCTCGCAGGGCTTCCATTTTGGCCTCTCGCTCCAAAGAATCAATCAGCTCGTCAACGGCGGCTTTACTTTCTTTAACTCGTTGTGTTGTTTCATCAATTTCCAAATGTAGCCCATCAATGTTCAAATCGTTCAGAACTTGAACTTTTACCGCCATTTGATCTAATTCATAAGCAGATGCATTTGCATTATCGTTAATGGCATAAATTTCATCTGCAAGCTGTCTGGCAACTTGGAAATCAGCAATAGACGAATCAAAATCTTCTAAACGATTTTTCATATTGGTAAACGCTTGGTCTGTGCGTTCAGACGCTTCTGTGCAACGGTCAAGAATGTCCGCCATGATTGCAAAATCTTCTGACGCCGCATACGCCGCATTTGCTGCCGCTTCTACACCAACAATTTCGAGAACAATGCCAACACCAAGTCCGATAACGGCACCAGCAGCAGTACCAATAACAGGAACAACGGAGCCGATTCCCGCACCAGTTAATACAGACCCGAGTATTGTCATCAGTCCACCAGAAAGAGTTGCAGCGCCCTCTTTAATTTGTGCAGTAATTCCCATAATCACAAGAGATAATCCAACCCCGATTACTAGACCGAAAGCGGCTCCAGCTCCTCCAGCAATGACTGCGCCGATGCCAAATCCAGCCAAAGCTCCGCCAATGAGGCCCATGATCCCATTTCCAATATTAAGCCCATCTTGAAGAATCGACGTGATAGACGAAATCAAGAGAGACACGCCAATTCCTGCAATTATGCCACCAAGAACCCCTTGCGCAGGATTTAGATTTTTTCTGAATGCAAAGTATCCGCCAAGCGCTCCTCCAGCCAATGCACCGCCAATAGCGCCTAAAAGGACATTCCCAAAGTTCAGTCCGTCTTTGATTTGAGAGGCAATGGACATGACCATCAAGGAAAGTCCAAGACCGACAACAGCTCCAAGCAGCATTCCACCAGCCCAAGTGAGGCCAAGTTTCTTAGCCAAAAGCAGGCCAAGTCCAGCCCCAGCAAGTGCTCCTCCAGCTGCGCCTTTTAGGATGTTTTCCCATGTTAGTCCATCCCCAAAAAGAATGTCTTTTACACTGTCAATTAGCAAAGAAATACCTACCGTGAACATCAACCCGCCTAGCAAAGCCTTAAGGCGGCCGATATCTGTAAACAACGTCCTTGCAATTCTCCACGCAAGCAGTGCAGAACCGATGGGAATGATATAGTTGTCAAGCAAGTCTTTCAAAACAGGTTTGATTTCGTCCACTTGCTTTTTTAACGCATCAAGGGCGGTTTTGTCCCAAATATTCGGGATTTCAAGATCATCGGTCCATTTTCCAGCTTCTCCAGTATCCAATTTGATTTCCTTGGATGCCCCGATGATATTTAGTTCATCGATTCCTAAAAGCTGCTGCTTTAGCTTTTTTAATTCGTCAGTTGTATCGCCAACGGAATCGGCAGCGGAGTCAGCGTTTTCTTTGATATCTTCTCCCCAATCATTGGTTTCCCATTCCGGCATTTCAAATCCGACCAGAACAGCAAACCGCTGAATTGCCTCCGTCAATATCTCAACAAATGCTTGAACCCATGGGATTACCTGAATGAGGATAGGAACAAACACCGTGCCAATCGCTCGACCAAGCTGAGTAATTTGCTGGCGCAGCACTCTCATAGCATTTGCGGGGGATTCCAAGGTTTTTGCGAAATCTCCAATAGCCCCGATCCGGGAGGCCCCCTCCATCAGAACCAGACTCCGCAGTAATGCCTTTTCCTGTTCTGTCATAGACATAACGCTTTCATCAATGCCATGAGCAAGCGCATATTCCTGTAAGGCGGCCTGACTAATTGAGATACCTAAGCGACGGATGGGCTCAATTTCGCCAGCAAGAGCAGACTGCAAACGTAAGACCGACTGTTCTGTGTCCTCGTTATATAGAGAACTCAGGTCATAGGCCAGTTCTGTCAAGCCCTCGCTTAGGTCATAAGCTTGTTGCCGTGCTAACCCAAAACCGTTTGCCATAGACATGAACACGCCTTGCGCACGCATCCACTCTTCGGGGTCGATGCCAAGTCGGTCATTGACCAGCATGGCATAGTTATAGGCTTCGTCATAAAACTCACCCATGGAGACCTGAAACAAATTGACTGTCTCAACGTAGTCATTAGCCGACTTTATCCAGCCAGAAATAACATCGGCAAGTCGCTTAAATGCTAAATAATAGATACTAAATTTAGCTGCCGCAGAACTGATACCAGTTCCAAGAACGCCAAAACTTCTTGCTGCTCTGCTATTTGATGCTGTCAGACTTGCGTTGCTCTGAATAAGCCTCTGAATTCTGATCGGAAATGCTGAAAATCCATTGGATACCTTCTGCATTTCTGTCGCTAGCGGCCGCACAGCAGCGGCCACCCGCTCCATCTGCTTTGCGAATTTACCAAGGTCCGTCTTTTCGAGCGACGCACTAATCTCAGGAAGTTTTTTTAGTGCGTTGATCGCGGAGGAAAGGCCGCTTGCTTTTTGGATACCAGCCAAGCTATTCATTGCAGCCGTGAACTCTTTTATTTTCCCACTATTCAGATTTGCGCCATTGATTAGCTTTGCTGCTTCCGAAAGTGCCTTTAACTGCTTTGTGGTGGTTGTAAGCCCCGCCCCTCCTTTAGCCGCGGTTTTTAACCCGGTCAATGCAGTAGTAAGCGCCTCGATCTTCTTTGCTGCATCACTGGACGTCGCCTCGATTTCAATTTGCAGGCTATCAATATCTACGGCCATATTGCCACCACCTTTCTATATTGGCACTTGGCAATAAAGCACTTGGCACTAAAATATAAAATTCCGCTACCTCAAACTTCATAGAGATAGCGGAAACCTCGATACGCCTAGAAATAAAACGGCCCTCCGCCTATTCCTAAGCGGAGGGCGATTATTAAATTTCAGAACTTAAAATCTGAGGTTGAGTAATCATCAAACATGATGTTCCCACTTGCATGTATATCTTCTACTACTTCTGGCAATTCATCAAATCTGACCTCAACAAGATTTTCTTGATTTGCTGATATTGAATGGCTTGTGATATGTCCACTATCAACCCCATTTACATGCAAGTCAAAAAATCCAATTGTTAGATTTTGGCCCGTTTTATTGACAACAGAAAAAACTATTGCAGATTTTGGAACATCCAGATTATCAGCGGCATACACCGTTTCATACTCTACTACACCATTATATACTATAGAAATTTTATTGTCACTATACAAAGTATCGCCAATATTTAAGTCTCTTCTCTGACTTAATTCTTCATCTAGTTCCTTTTGAGCATCCTGTTTAGTGGAGTCTACATCTTCTTTTGTTATAACAACAAGTTCACTTTTGTCATTCATGGTATCACAAAAAGCTATATCATCTCCGCTTTTGTATTCCTGAATTTGAATAGAAGTTTGGAAATTTTTCTCCTCTGATGGACAATTAAAGATAACTGTCCCAAGGCATTTATACACAGATTGATTATTCTCGCAAATAATTTCAATCAATCGATCTACATCAATTGCACATACACTCGGGTCGTCCTGTCTTGCGCTCTCTCCGACAAAAGATATTTCTAAGTTATAGTAGCTACCCGTTTCATTGATTGACTCAATATCGACACGAAAGCTTCTATTTTGCAAAAATGCGTTTTCCACATCTTCCGTGCTTGCAATTTCTGGATTGTTAGAATCTGATGTATCATGATATTCATGTTCAGTACTCTCGCCACATGACGTTAACCCGATAATCATTAAAAAGGCAAATAGTACAGAAAAAAAATTCTTCATTTTAATCGCCCCCCTCATTATATGATACATCACACAACGGAAGGAAATCAATTAAAATCTCCGCTATCTCTATGAAGTTTTCAAGGTGCAACGGGGACGCTATTTCTTCCCCCAGCTCTTTCCGGCCCTTACCATCTGGCTCATATACGCCTTTGCAAACAATGCGTCCCGCTCTTCCTGCTGTTCAGATTTCTCTTTGGGCTTATCTTTCCCAAACAAAGGATATGGCTCTGTTCGATACTCTATCGGTTTTGCACCATTTTTAGCAAAGGCACGAAGAATAGGGGAGACGTCGCACAAAGCCTCATAAATGTACATTCCCATCAAATGGGACTCCGCATTTGTTCGCTCCATACGACGTCTATCAGCCTCCCTATAAATGTTCACCATCCACACGTCTCCGTTCCAGTATTGCTCCCATGTCATACCGATAGAGAGATAATACGAACAGTCACGCACGAACAGTTCTTCAAATGACTCCGGACCCTTTACAGCTCCAGAGTCAGTCCGGAGTTTTTTGCGGCGTCCTCGTCAACAACGATAGAGTTGGACGCAAGAGCTTGCTGATAAAGCTGAATGAGCCGCTTCACCAGTTCCTCCGGGATACCGCCACCCCACTTTTCAATCAACTTGTCTGTCTTTTCCCTAGAGATATTCCGGTGGTTCTTGCGGAACGCATAGTAGAACAGGTCCCTCATGCCAGTAACAGGATACTCAATGGCATCTTCCAGCTTGAATTTGTTACGTTCAGCAAACACAATACTCTCACGAGAAAAATCCAGGACATAAACTTGCCCGGTCTTATCATCAGTCAGGCGGGCAGGCTTTACGATGTCCTGAATATCAATGGTCTTTTCGCTCATTTGTATGCCTCCTCAAGATTGTTAATCAGGGTTCCTCGGTGGGTTTTGCTGCCATCACAGGGGCGCTGTTTGGGGTGATATAAAGCGTGGTTTCCAGCATGGAGCCGACGCTTGCCTCGTTCAGGCCAAGGGGGGCCGGGGTGCCAACGAAGTAAGTAGCATCTGCCAGCTGCGGATGAACCACCGCAAACCACACCTGCTTTCCGCCCTCAACGGCTGTATCGTAAGCACCCATCAGAGTATCCCACGCATCAATCAGGTCCTCGGTCAGGTTAGCGCCATACTCCAGAGCGCCGCCCAGGTCCTTGAGGCCCTGGACGTAGGTCATGTACTCGGTCTCCTCCAGGGTGGTGGAGTCAATGGTGTTGGGGCTGGGATTGAAGCTGGGCATGGACTTTACTTCCGGGATTTTGGTATAGCCGGTAGTGGGGCGAGTACCCGCAGAAGTCTCAACGGCATACTGAAGTGTCATTCCAGCAGTAGAAAGTCTGGGACTTGCCATAGTAAATTACCTCTTTTCTGAATTAGTCTGCACGGTAAACCCACAAATCCTTGTCTACCGTGGCTGTGTATCTTGCCACCATTCTGTAGATCGTGGCGTCGCTCAGGTTTGAAATAGGATTGCACATTGTCCGCGCAAATCCCAGTTTGGAAAATTCGCCATCAACGGCTTCCATAATGTCTTTTGCCTCGGACTTCTTGTAGCCGACGGTGTTGGTGTAAACATTTACCTCATACATCAGCGTTGCGGCATTTTCAATGTTGGCCGTTCGCATTCGCTGTACTATCGTATTATCGCTCTCCACAATAGTAACAGCGGGAAACTTGGCGGGGGTATCTACATATTCGCCACTAACGAATATTCCTGGAAAAGCCACCCGGAGGGCTTCTGCGACCTGACTGAATATCAGGCTCTCCACGTCAATCACTTCAACGCCTCCTTTGCCGCTGGGATAACTATTTGTCTGAGTTGCTGTGCCGTGTTGTACATATATGGTCTGGACGGCATACCTTTGGTCCAGTGCGCCCGCCCATCACGTCCAATGTACCACCACCCCAGTTCCCCGTGGTCGTTCACGTCATACTTCCACCCGGCGATTGCGATATTCGGGTGTTGATTGTTCTTTCCCACGATGCCGGTGCCAAAGCACACGAAAGCGGCATGGGCAGCGTCCGCTATGACATACCCAACACCAGACTTTTGCTCGGCGTGGATGCTGTTGTACAACTCCCCGCTGTCGTAGGCGTTCATGTCAGACACGTTCATTTTGGCAATCTCAACGCCTTGCGCTGTCAGGTATTCAATCAGCTTTTGCGGTGCCTGCTCAACTTTCTTCTGGTACGCCTTGGCTTCCTTCAACGCCTGATTGATGGAGTCCGTATTCAGTTTCAGTTTGATGGTTAGCATAGGCGGCCTCCGCTTTTGCTTTCTGCTCGAACAGGTTTTTTTCTGCCTCGTACTCCGACACAGTGACCCTCTTTATGGCGTACTGCGTAGAATTTTTCCACGGGGCTTTCCGCTTTACGATGTAGTTATACGGGCCGTCTGTATCGGCCCCGTCTACCCACAGCACGGAGTTCTCATCGATGGGGCAATGCGGGTCGGCGGTGGTAGCCGTCCGGTCGTAATCCTCCAGAGAGCCAAACTGTTCCACCTCAGAATTGCCCTTGTTAGGGGAGACGCAGAGCATAGTGGATTTCAATTCGCTGTAAATGGGGAGGTAACTTCCGAGGCTGTTACCAAATTCATCCATCAATTCTTCTGTTCCAATGAGGTTTTTGAAGAATACAGGCTGACAGTTAATCATTAAATTTCTGAAAACAATCATCCCCCTTACATACGAATAACGTCTTCTCCAGATAACCCGATTTTTACTCTATAGTATATCGTCGGTTCTGGAACTCCGCTTTCTTTGGAAAGCTCTTTTGCAGTCTTGTACTGTCCGTTAATTAGGACTCTCACTTTCTTCCGAAGCGGCTTTTTGAGCGCGTCTTCTATGCTTGCGCCTTTCTTCATTCTCTGGCGTACCGCATCGTACGTTAATCCGTGTTCCTCAGAAATTTCTTTAATGGACTTTGGCAAATTTCGATTATGATATTGCGTTTTCATATCCACAAGCCTACAGTTTGATGGTTCGTAATTCCCGTCGTTGTTAATCCTATCTACTGTAAATTTACCTTGTGGAGCTGTTTCATCATAGCCGTTTTCCATAGCCCATTTTTCAAATGCAGTAAAATCAGACTCCCACTCAAAACAAACAGATATACCGCGACCACCGTATCTATAATAATTGTCGCTATTGGGATCGTTGCACCTTTGCTTCATGCCTTTCCAAACTGCATAAAGTCTGGATTGTGATTTTCCGTGTGTTCTTTTCCCAATTTTGCGAGCGTGCAGATATTTTTCTTGTAAGCAACCACAAGATTTTGTTCTCCCACCGATAAGAGATCCGCTTTCTACAAGACTTGTGTTCCCGCAGTCACACTTGCAGAGCCAGACAATATGGTTGCACTTGTTTTTATCAGCCTGTGACAGAACTGTGAGCATCCCAAATCTCTTGCCAGTTAAATCAACAAATTTTCCCATTTTTACCTCCTGCATAGGTATATTGAAGGGGTTAGGCGCAATGCAGGTGCGCCAACGGGAGCTAACCGCTGTCCCCCAGCAATATCAACTTGTGACTTTTGCCATCGGAGTAACCTCCAAAAGCAACTCTTGTGGAATACCCTCAGAACCATAAGACCTGGACACACCGTTTTCCGTGTGGGCGGTCTCAAATTCGCCGCCCTGCTTGTTATAAATTGCAAGAGCTACCCTGAACTGCAAATCCAAATACCGGCTCTCCAGTTCCTCCGGCCACTCTTGAAAAGGGTAACGTCGGGCCATAATCGCTGACTTTGCGCTCTCTAGGCAATCTTGCAAGACAGTTTCGTCAACCTCTTCGGTTCGGAGTTTCAATCTCGCTAAGTTGTCCATTATTCCCCCTCCTCGGTCTCCCGGCCCTTCGTTCAGCAGCGGGAGGCGGCGTCGGTTCATCCAACACCGTCCCGTGCCGCTTCATCATATCCGCGTCGTCGGCCTTGATAGGAAATTGATCCCCAGCCTCATAAAACCGACCGCCATAACACACGCGGTAATTTGGTATAAACTTCATGCTGCCTCCCGCTTTTTTAGTTCTCAAATGTGGCCCCAGCAAAATTGAACTTCACAACACTGCTGTTATCCACAAGGACTTCAAAGGTGTCATCTTTTGTTACCCGGAAAATAATATCCGGATCAAATGCGATGTCCTGCTTGGTCGGAGAACCGTTTTTCTTAAATGTCATCTTGGTCCCGGTCTTGGTCAAGTGGAATGGGAAGTAATAACCTTCCTGCTCGTCCGGCTCGGAACTGAACTCGGCGTATCCCGTTACATGATGGAACGTACCGACCACGGAACCATCAGCCTTGACCATCAGGTCATCTCCTACCAGTTCGGACACCTGCTTCCCCAATAGGGTCTGACTGCCGGGGAAAAGGGTTAGAGTGTCAGACCCGATTATTCCCCCAGGACGTTGAGCACCGCCACCTCGTCCATGCGCTCGAAGGAGGGCAGGACGATTTCAGACGCAAAGGTGTTGATATTTACAGGATGCTCCTGAAGAATACGGGTAATCGCAACGCCTGTATTCACAATGGAAACTTCGGCGCCGGAGGCTCCTTGAAGGTCTGCCTCCTCGGGAGTGGTGCCATACCAAGTACTACCAAGAGCACCGTCAGGAATCAAACAAACATAGCCATTGGGCACAAATGCATGGGCAACCTTGTCCTCGTCCCGATACTGCTTGTCATAAACCGCAATCCGAAGGCCGGAAGTGGACTCAACAACAGCTTTTACCTCAGCGTCGGTCAGATAGCCAAGAGACAGGCCGTTGGTGGTCAGGTAACGGTTCTTTATCGCATCCATCTTGGCCAGCAGATTGAAGGTGTAGGAGTTCATAATGGCCACCGTCAGTTCAGTACCGGTCTTAGAACGAATAGCGTCCTTAGCCGTCTTGAACGCCGCAAAGGGGTCAGCCGTAGAGGGCTTGTCCCAAGTGGCAGTGCTGGTCAGTGCGGTGTAGTTAGAGGTCTTCCAGGAGCCGTCCGTATCATACTTATACGTGTAGTTCACACCGTTTGCCTTGATTGCAATACCCACATCGCCGCCCTCGGGGAACAACAGCTGCATAATCATCCGTTCGGGCACGACATTTGCACCATCAATCAAATCGCGGGTATCGTCAAATACACGGGCAATCACCTCGGCAGCATAGGGGTCGCTAGACTCCTGTACCCGCAGCATCTCTTGGCGGTCCTTCTCTTTGATTTTATAGCCCTCGCGGAAGAAAGGCATCTCGGTCTCCAGTTTCTCAAATCCAATCCGATCACGGAAGGTAGCCTTCGCGTCGAATGCGGAGGGCATCAGAGACACAGGCAGACCACGGGAACCTTTGAGCCAAGACAGATCAAGGCCAGCCTTTTTTCTTGCCGGAAACAGAGTGGCACCGAGATAAGGAATCTGATTGGAGGCAACTTCAGTCCAGTTTGCCGCAATCGCAGCGGGAGTAAAAACTTCTCTCAAATCCATTATGTATCCCTCCTTACTCGTTCACGCCAATGTTGTCCCGCAGGATAATGCCGGGCACGTCGAAAGTGGCGTCCAGCGTAATACTTGCATGGTCCTCGATCTTTTTCTTGTCCACAACTCCCTGTACCAGCAGAGCACCATTGGGATTCTCAGTCGGGTCCACATCATACAGCAGCATACCAACAGCGGTAGCATAAGAGGTAGCGGCCACCTTCTTGCCCGCAGCGGTCATGGGCATACCAGCAGGGACAGCAGAGGCTTCCGTGACACAAATGGGGATTGCCACAAAATCGTCGGCAGCCAGAATTTCAACGGTGCCACCAACAGAAGTCTTACTAAACTTCATCTGTTTCTCTCCTTTTCAATCAAAAGTAATGTTTCAAACCTTCGTTTGCATTTTTGAGGGCATCGGCCCGCTGCTTGCCCAGTTTCTTGGCAAACTCCACGGCCTCATCCTTGCCGCCCTCTCCACCACCAGCACCGTCAGGCTTAGGGTCCTGCTTCACCAGATCAGCCCGCAACTTCTTCTCATAGGCAGCGTTGGCTTTCTGCTGATTGGCAAAGACCACATCCATCTTGCCGTCAAACAGCGCCTCTGCTGTCTCGCGGGCCAGCTTCTCGTCATAGCCCGGCATGGCGATATAGCGGGCGGTGTGCTCGGCAATAGTGGACTTGCGCAGAAGTTCGGTGTACTTGTCCTCCAGCGCCTTGCGGTCAGCGTCAGCCTGCGCCTTTGCGGCCTCGTCATCCGTCATTTTGGACTTGAGTTGCTTTTTCAGTTCAGCAGCCTCGGTGGCATATTTATCCGCCGTATCTTTCGACACATACAAAGACAAATCCACCTTCTCAGGAATTTCAGCTTTCAGAAGTGCATCTACCTTCTGTTCAGCAGTCATTCCATCAAAGCCCTCAATCGTGCTGGTATCAATGGTGGCCATAATCAATTCTCCTTTGCGCTTATAGTCATCTCCGACTTATTCTTGCGTTTGATTACCCTCACTTCTCTGTGAGCCTGCGATACTTATACCGCCCCTTCTCTGGGGCCATATTTAACGGTTATTCCCCGTTTGAATTTTTAAATGGGTATTGGGCAAATAAGCCTTTGCTATCAAGAAATCTGATTTTATATGGAAGAACTTCATCTACGGTTCCGTCTTCGTACTCTATAATTGCAACCGTCTGTTTTATTTCATGTTCTAAAAGGCTTTCCCATCTGTGAAACATTGCCTTTTTCCTATCCACAACGCAAGGCCGATATTCTGAGTTTGTAATTGTCAGAGTTCCATCAAGGCTCGCCATATTCTTTCCTCCTGTATCAAACGGCTGGGCCGCTTAAATTCGCTTTTTCTCCGCCGGTGTATACCAGCACCGGCAACCGGGGTGGGGCTTGGGCGGTATGCTTCGGATGGGATAAATTTTCCCGTCTCGCTCCTTACAAGTGGAGCACTCACGCCCATCATTCATGGCGTTCCATTTCACATAGCGCACACCGCTGTCTTGAAACGCTTTCAACGTGGATTGGTCTGTGACTTCCACCGCATACCATTCCGTCATCTGCGCCCAGTAGGAAAGGCCCCGTCGAAACTCTGTGACCTTTGCGGTGGTCGAGTTAATAGCCTCCGCTGTGCGGTCACGCTTGCGCTCCCATTCGTGGGAATACTGGTATTTCGTAACAGCGTTGTACGCCGCCAGCAATGCCAGTAACCACGCTAAATCAGGCGGTTCCTTTCCATGCGGTTCGGCCTCCTGATACCGCTCTTGCGCCAGTTCAAGAAAGATTTCCTGATTATCATGGGCGAGGTCTTGATACAGTGTTCGGGTGACTTCCAGCACATTGAGTTCATCAAATTTCGCCAGTGCCGCTTCGTCTTTGGCATCTTCAAACCGCTTGACCGCCCTCCTGTTCAAAATATCGATGGCTTTGTCAGTGAGGTCATAGAATCCGCTCATTCAGCATCACCGCCGCCGTCCTGCGAATTGTCCGGATCGTTCCCATTGGCCCGTTCCTCCGCCAGTTCATCCCGTAGACTCCGCTTCATCTTGCGTTGCTGTTCCTCGTACCAATCCATACTCATACGGTACGCAGACTCGGGGTCGCTGAATAGCCCGCTGTACTGGAACGCCAGCTTCGGATGAATCTTGCTATTGTTCAGCATCTCCGCCAGCACTTGCGCCTTGGATTGAATATTGGACAGGTTCTTGCGGGTGAACTCCGGCTTGATGTCGGACAACTGCAAGCCCATATCTCCGGTTTCCCGGCAGATATACAGCACCAGCCGCAGGAACTCCCGCTCCGCCCGCTCCCATGTCTTTTCCGTGTCCTTGGCCCGGCTCTCAGCGGCAGACCACCCATCACGGTAAATGACCGCCTGCCCGGTGTCGCTTGTAGAGGAACCGCCGTTCCGGTTCGGCATCCCACAAATCGTCAGGTATGCGTCCTCCAGATCGTCCACAATGGTCTGCGTGTTGGTCTGGTTCAGTTCAGAGGCGATACGATATACCTTGGCCTCCATACCGGGCTGAACGCTCTTGATAGTAATTGCCATTCCGCCCTTCGCCAGTTCCTTATACTGGCCATTCTCCAACTCACAGTTTTGGAACACATCGAATGCGTTGACGAAATCCTGAATACTGTCAAGCCGGTTGGATTCAATCATGTTGATGGCATTCAGAATGGGGATGACTGGCTCAAAGGCCCCCATGCGGGCATCGTTGTTTACATACTCTACAATCGGGATATAGGGGATGGTACGGTCTTCCTGCTTTGTAATCTGGCCATTCTGCACCTCGAAATACCATTTAGGAGTGTAAACGCAGAAGTATGGCTGGCCCTCCTCGTCTACCTGTTCCAGAACACTAGCGACCTTTTTCTGCCCTACGCCGCTATGGTAAATGCAGAACGCCGCCATCGGGTCAAGGGTGTAGATAGAGGCGGGAGAACCGTCCTCCTCGCCAGCTTTGTCAGGAAGTACCATGCGTACCGCTACGCCACAAATGTGCATCCAGTCCGCCAATTCCTTGTCCAGCGTGTCCTTGCTTTCAGAGCGCATATACTCGTTGAGTTTGTTCACGCTAGCCGACACATCGTCTTCTCCGCCGTTGGACACATAGCGGATCGGGCCGTCCAGAAGATAGGCCGTCTTGAAAGTCACGATCTCATTCGCCCGGTTAATCATCACCTTGTTGTTGATCTCTGGACGGACGATCTTATCTTTCAGGCGGATATCCTGCTTGCCTCTGTAATAGTCATACAAATAGGCCGTTTCCGCCCTATTGATACGATGCACGGCCAGCGCCTTGCCCAGCACCTCCACCACGTTTTCCGGGGTGACTTTCTTTTTTGCGGTGTAGATTTTGCGCCGACCAGTCAAGCCATCAACCGGCCATTCGGATATAGCCCGAACAGTATCGTTTTCAGTCACCTTGTCACCTCCAGAACAACAAAAAAAGTGCCAAGAACAGACCCGTAAAGGTCCACTCTCGGCACTCGGCACGCTTCGTCCAGGCATTGCCCGGAGGCACTTGGCACTAAACTATATATTTTCAGGCGCTCTTTTCGCCTTTCAATTCGATTTTAATGTTCTTCTTGCAAGCCTTACAGTATGGGTAAACAATACCAACTGCCTTGCTATCCACCTGCATCAAAAGCCGCCCTTTTCCATGATTGATACCGGCGGCAGCGCAAACAGGACAATAAACGTCAATCTTCATTCAATGGACGACTCCTTTCGGTCTTTGGCACCGCTCCCGTCTCTCGCAACTGCGAGGCGGCGTATGTGCGCTTCCCGCTTAGATTGTCACACCTGCGTCATATGGATATGCCATATGGTACTTTACCCGATCCGGTACAGGTAGTTTTCAGCGGGATAGCGCCGGGACAGGTCATAGCTGCCACCGCTTTTTTACCCGACACTATGACTGTCGGCTCTGCCGCATGGAGGGCGCGACCCTCCGGCCCTGATTGTGGGCTGCATCGTGCTGCGGCATATATTCACTGCTTCTATGTAATCCGATGTGCGGTATCACATCACAATTACTATACGAATCTTCGTCAGCCGTCCTGTTACAATCCGGCCTTGTCCTAAGACAGCCGGAACCGCACCTACATCCGTCAGCCTCGCAGGGGTAAGCCAGTTTCATCGTATAGCAATCACGGTACATCTCAACCCCTCCGCCGGTGTCGTCGGTCGGAACCGTTTTAGTTTATTGAGCCGGGGTCAGCCAATTAAATATTCTTCGCCCCGCCGCTTTCGCACAGCGCACAAGGAAGGCCCGTTTTCTCTTCGTGGAGCTGTGGAACCATACATCTGGCACGGGTGGAAGGCTCTGTTCCCCCAACCTCCGGTTTTGGAGACCGGCGCTCTCCATTGAGCTACACCCGTATATTGTTTGAGCGGGTGAGGATTTGCACCTCACATAAGTGGATTGCTGCCTAACGCCCGTCGCGCATTACTGCGGCCTGCAAACCCGAGGGATGATACCCGTACCGCCAGCAGGATAATAGGTGCCACCCTACCCGTCACCATAGCGTCTACCTGTTCCGCCACCGCTCAGTCGTTATCTGCTCCGCATGTCGGCTTCGATTGCGAAACTCTGGAGCAGGTTAACGTGAAGGGAGTCCCCCGGCAGGAAACGTACAAGAGAGGCTCTCCTTTCCGTTTAATATCTGCTCACTAGATACCCTGCCGGGGGAGTGGGTTGTCCTTTGGGCCGTGGTTGGTCACAGCCCGAAAGGGTAGGAAAATTGGATAATTATGTTTACCCAAATATATTATACATCAATCGTTGTTAAGATAACAACCTATATATCTATATGTGTCTAATGGATTATTCGAGATTTTAAAATGGCCGCGTAAATACCTCTACTTTCCCCCAAGTTAAGTTGCGAATTTCGTTTTCCAAAAGTGAAAGGCCGTCTGGTGAATCATCGTGCTTCACCTTGCCAGTTCGGGTGTATGTCACCAGTTCACGCATCATTTGCCCATACTGGTCGGAGGGTTTATAGAGAGATTTATCCTTGAAGTAAAAGTGTTTTAATATACCATCAGATGCCATTTCGATGCGCGTCTGCTTGTTGCTGATAGTACGCCTCGTTCTAATGCTCACACGACCGCCCATTTTCTTAACAAGTTCTTCAACATCGCGTGCAAAATATGTCCCCGCATTGTTGCTCTCGAAAGTAGCAACCGAAACCTTGTGCTCTACCAGCTTTTTAGCGCATTGCGGTTTCGTCACCTCTGGAGTACTGTTATCAAATACACAATCCTCAATAAATGTGTCTTCTCCGTAGATATATCCAATCGGCATCATAACACTGTCTCCGCCACCTTCTGCCGTATCACAGACAGAAATAATAGCATCCGGCTCACGGTCAACGGGCAACTCAAAATATCGGTTCAATTCATTCTCTGGGAATAATAAGCCTTTTGCTTCAAATGGCTGCTGCTGAAATTCAGATTCAAACTGTTCTGCGGACAACATTTCACGCTGATCCCTGAAATACTGTGTCGTGAATACCTTTTTACCATCTCTGGTATACTCAAAATTGCTTTCATCGGTAATAAGGTCGAGCGCAGGAGTTTCGATAATTTTCATCCGTTTTCTCTGCTTCCGCATCTCCTCCTGGAGCCGCCCAATGGGGTCATACAAGGAATACCGTGTCCCGCATATCACGACTGGCGTACCCTCGATTGCACGGCCTAGAATATCGCCAGATATAACCTCCCATTTTGCGTCCAAGCGATTTCGATTCTTGGCTTCCTCCCGGCCCTCAACGCAGTCATCTAGATAAAGTAAATTCGTAGCTTCAGAAAGACCGACTTGCCGTGCATCAATCGAGCGGCACATGATGGTTGGAAACCGCGATTTATTTAACAGGTTAATCGTCTTGCTGTCCGCATTAGTTTGAATCAGCTTACTACTCGGAAACACATCGTAAAACAAATACTCATTCGGCGTTTGCAGATACTCAAGACATCCCTTATAGAAGGACATTACAAGATCGTCGCCAGTACCTTCCATAAGCGTTGCCCGATCAGGGAACTTCCCAGACAGCATATTTACAAAGTTGATCCCAAGCTGGGACTTTCCCGCTCGTTTCGGCATGGATATGGACAAGAAATCAAGTTTTCCATCCAATATCTCCTGATATGCGTCAACATACTTCTTCAAATAATGCCGTCTCGGAAGGTAAAATCTCTTTTCAGGCTTCCGGTCCCATTCCAAATAGCGCAGAAATGCATCAAAATCATACGGTGCATCAAATAGCAGACTCCGTTTGTTCAACTCAAACATGCGGAGGCTTTTTTGTTCTGCGGCGAATTTTGCAGACAGCCGACGTACCTCTTTGTTTTTCTCATGAGCCAGCTTAAAATCCTCTGGCTCCAACAATCTGATCGAATCGAATGCATCAGATAGCGCAGACGGATCGGACAAATCCCTCTGAAATGCCCTCTCTACCAACTCCCGAATTTCCATGAAAAAAGTGCCTCCTATCCCGTAAGATAAAAGGCACTTGGCACTGTTCGCTCCATCTGGAGAGGCACTTGGCACTATATACGCCCGCCCTGTGGCGGGGTGCAATATTTAATCTCCACCAGCCTTAAAATTATATACTGGCTTGATGATTTTCAAAATTTTAACTGTTGGCTCTATATTCTCCGTGATTGCTTCCATACTCTTGTAAGCCATCGGGCATTCATCAAGCGTTTCCTGATTGACTGATGTGGTATAAATTCCACTCATCTGCTTCTCAAATTCTGCAACGGTAAACCTCTCTTTAGCCTTCGCCCGGCTCATTAAGCGTCCAGCACCATGCGGAGCGGAACAATTCCAATCTTCATCTCCTTTGCCAATTCCGATAATGCTTCCATCCCTCATGTTAATAGGTATAAGCAAAACCTCACCACTTTTGGCAGATACAGCACCCTTACGAAGTATCATGCTGTCAGTGTCAATGTAATTGTGAATTGTCGTAAACTGATCTTCAACATGAACTCCCATTCCAGACACGATCCCGTCTATCATAGCCTGCCTGTTAATTTCAGCAAACCTTTGGACTATTTTCATGTCGTGAATGTAGTCATCAAATAAAGCCCCGTCAACATAGGCAAGTGTCTTAGGAATATCGCATTTATATTCAGACTTGTATCTTTTGATTTCCTGTTGGATTTCGCTCTGTCTACCAGCAGCTTTTAATTCTTCTATTAGTTTTTCAAGGCCATCGTTTTTGTCGGATAATTTTTTGTATCCAGCCTCTTGATAATACTTTGCAACTTCCAATCCCAAGTGCCTACTGCCAGAATGAACTACGATGTAGAGTCGCCCTTGTTCATCCCGGTCAACTTCGATGAAGTGGTTGCCGCCGCCCAATGTCCCGACGCTTTTTTTCGCTCTTTCTAAGTCAACTTTATCCGCACAGCGCAAAGCCGATAAATCTACTCGGTCAAAATACCTGTGTGCATTGTACCTTATTTCAAACCCTGCCGGTATATTCTCTCGAATAACATTGTCAAGCCGTTCCATATCAAGATTGGATTCTTTGATTTTAGCGGTTTCCATTCCGCAGCCAATGTCAACCCCGACAAGGTTTGGCACAACCTTATCCTTGATTGTCATTGTAGTCCCAACAGTACATCCAGCTCCAGCATGAATATCAGGCATCAGTCTAATTCTACTTCCAGTGCAAAACTCTTGATCGCACAATTCCTTAACCTGTGCAATGGAAGCATCGTCAACAACATCTGTAAAAATCTTAGCGGTATTATATTCCCCTGCAACTTCTCTCATTTTACCTCCTATACATCCACCTTATTCCAATTCGCCAACACCGCCAGCATGTGAAGCCCTATCTTCTCCGGGTCATACTTGTTTGCCGAACATATCATCCGTAAGCCATCAGGGGTGAGCAGTCGCCCTTCTTCCTTATCCCGGATCATCTTCATGTATTCCTCGTACTGCTTGTTCGTCAGTTTGTGCATATCATCAATCCTCCGCCGGTTCAGGGTATGGCATCCAGTTAGTAACCTCTAAATCATGCCATGTCGTCCATTCCATTTCGCAAATATTCCACTCTTGTACTTCCCACGCCTGCAATTTTTCATTCCACCTTACATCGTGAGACACAAATTTTTCACCGGGTTCTGCGTCTACAACAAATCCTCTATGAAAGGCTGTCACCATCACCGGCTCCATGTCTGGTGGCATCCTATCAGTGCATTTGATCCAGTCCATCTTTATGACCATTCCTTTCCGCTGCGCTCCAAGGCACCAAAGGGAATGAAACCGAAGTACCTCTGACGCAACTTATCTAAATTTGTTAGACTGTACTTGAGGAAGCAGGCACACTACAGAGCACGTGGAGGTGAGTAGGCCCAGCCCTTGCTGGACTGAATCTTTATGTGTGCCGGACGCTCTTTCAAGCACCAATGAGTAGGGCTTTGCACCCTGTAACCTTATCTTTGGAGAGACGGACTACTTCAATCTTTCAGTGGGCGTCCAGTCCCTGCCTGTTCCCTCAAATACACTGTTTCGAGGGGATGTGTTATGCTCAAAATCGTTTATCGTGTCTGCTGCGGGATGGACGTCCACAAGTCCTTTGTCGTTGCCTGTATTGCTTCTACCACTGAGTATGGAGTAACAACCTACAAGAGCAAGCATTTTTCCACCTTCACTGGGGACCTACGCCGTTGTGCAGCCTGGTTGGCTGAGAATAGCTGCAAAGATGTGTGCATGGAATCCACGGGAAAGTATTGGATTCCCATCTACAACATTCTGGAGCCAACCTGTAATATCGTTCTTGCTCATCCGAAATACGTGAAAGCGATTCGGGGCAAGAAGACCGACAAGCGAGACGCCAAGTGGATCGCAGACATCTTCAAGCACGACCTTGTCGCCGGAAGCTTTATCCCACCGGCAGATATTCGCCAGCTTCGGGATTTGGTTCGTTATCGTTGGAAACTTACCAACTTCACTACCGGCGAGAAAAACCGGGCACAGAACTGCCTAACCGTTTCCAATATCAAGTTGGATGATGTGTTCTCAGATGTGTTCGGCAAAACCGCCTCTGCAATTACGACCAGGATTTTAGAAAATCCAGCTGAGAAAATTACGGATGTTTCCGGTTTCCGCACCAAAGGCATGAAAGCGACCAATGAACAGGTGCTCGCCGCTGTGGACGGAGAGATGTGTGAAGAACAGGCTGAAAAGCTCCGCATCATCCGTTCCCACATGGATAGTCTCCAACTGTGCAAACTTGATTTGGAATCACTGATTCTGGCAACTGCTGAGAAATATCTTCCTCAACTGGGCCTTGTTATGACGGTGCCGGGTATCCAATCCTTTACCGCAATCGGCATCATTTCCGAAATCGGAGTGGATATGTCCGTGTTCCCCACCTCGAAGCATCTTTGCTCCTGGGCTGGGCTTACGCCGCAGAACAACGAAAGTGCCGGGAAGAAGAAAACCACCAGAATCAGCCGGGCCGGAGCCTACATCAAACCGCTGCTTGTTCAGTGCGCCCTCAATGCGGTTCGTGCCAAGAAATTCCCAGAAGTCCGCAATCGCTACCTTGCTCTCAAGAAACGCCGTGGACACAAGAAAGCAATCATCGCCATTGCCAGAATGCTCCTTACAGCTATTTACAACATTCTCAAGAAAAATGAGTCTTACAATCCTGAACTTTACCGGCAGACAGACCGACCTCCAGCGCACCGTGAGGTTTCCGTGGCGGAAGCCATCTTCATTCTCCAGCGGCAAGGTTATCTGGTAGCTGCTCCACCTACGCCATAGACTTTAAGCATACCTTCGTTTTTCGCCCACTTTTAGTGGGCTTGGTTTTGTGCGCCCTTTTCGCAATGGTGCTTTGACTACAATGTTTCAACCTTATCATCCTCCAGCTCTCTTGGCAAATCCTTCAATGTCCAACCAAAGTATGTTAGTCTTGGAGGTGCTTTCTTCCCTCTTAACGATAATGCAATCATATAAAACCCTTGCGCTATTTGTTTGATAGACCTTTCAGAGTCATCCTTCCCAAACTTTTCATAATTTTCGCTTGCCCATAGCTTCAAATTCCGAACTATATGTTCATTCCCAGATGGATCTACAAGAACCCATATTTTTGATGTTATGTTTTCTTCTGTCCGCTCAAACCTGGGGTCTCCAACTTTCCGTGCCCTCGCCCGCGCCGCAGCCTCGTCCATATCGTCCCAAAGCCCGCTTTCTCGCGCCGCTTTCTTTGATTTTTCACTCCACTTGAACCTTCTCCCGGTTCTTATATAATTCCCCCATTTTTTGCTGCACTCTTCCGAACACGTCGTCTTTTTTGCGCTCGGAAACGATTTGAATAGTTTTCTGCAAACTGGACACACCTTCCAGCTATTACCTGTATATATTTTTGAGCAATCGGGACAGAATTGTGGAGTTTTTTGTCCGTTTAATTCAATATCAAACTTTTCCTCACATCCAGGGCAAACCGCCCTAACCGTATCATCTATCTTTGGCCCTCTTGACACACATCCGCAAGAAACCGTCTGCTGTATTAAATTATTTGTAGGAATAACCGCTACACTACCACAATCGCACTTGCAGAACCACATTGTATGCCGGTCATCATTCGCCCGCTTTCTGACGGGCCGGATAGCGACCAATCGGCCAAACCGTTGCCCAATTAAATTCTTCCTTACATCCAAGGAGCATCATCTCCCTTTTTGTTTTGCTCGGATTTTTAGGAACCCTTCTTTTCGGCCCCTTTAACTGACTTTGCATCAACAGGAATGGGAAGATACCCCTCTTCATTCGGTCCATCTTTTACAAGACATACAGAATACCCAACAGACTTGGCTAGCCTGCAAAGAGTAGAAAGCATAATATCTCCCTTGCTCATAGGAGTTGAAATCGCACTCACTGTCTTATATCCAGCTTCCTCTGCCCACTTCTTTTGCGATATACCCTCTTGCGCCATTAAAACATTCATGGCTTTCTTAAATTCCATTCAAACTCACTCCATTTAGGATTTTATTCTATATATTTAGTATACCCTGAATATTCAGAATAGTCAAGAGACTTTTTTAATTTTTCGGTGGTAGAGAGACTGAGGTAGGGGATGGCGGCTCCGGTCTATCCCCCGGGGGTGTCCGGCTGGCGGTGCCCCTTATATATGATATTAAGAGATACCGCAAAATAAAATTGAACAAAAATAATATTTGTTGCAATCTTACAACCTATATATAAAAAATATAATACTATAAATATAGAAAAAATCATTGACAATACTAAATATATAGGATATACTAGCATCAGAACCAAAACAATACAGCCCACCCGTGAAGACGAGCGGACAGGAACAACCACGACAGGCCACAGGCCTGGAGGAAACGGAAATGAAAGAATACAGGATCAGAGGATCGTTGGAAATCGTCAAGGCCAGCTGCATAAAGCAGGCCCTCTTGAAGCTGGTGGACGCTGATGGCGATTTTACTTACAGACCGCACTGGTACACAAAAAGCGGCCGCAAATCGTGGGCCGAATTTGAGACCAGCTACGGCTACAAAGGAATTTTGGAGGAGGTATAACCCTCTACGCACCACAGCCCGCCCCAGAGGTAACGAGGGCAAACAAAACGCCCCGGCCACCGCTTGCAACAGCGACCGAGGCAAGAAGAACCCCAGAAGCACCACCAACCAGGGCGCGCCCATTATACCACGGGCGGCCCTCCATGACAAGGAGGAAAAGAGAATGGAAATGATCCACATCAGCAAAGCGGACTTTGCCCGCATCGGAGCCGATTATAAGGGCATTTACATGGACTACCACGGCGCACACCCGCAGCGCAAGGGCCGCCGGGTTGCGTTTCTCCCCGGCCACGGAACAACTCTTTTCATTGAAGGCATCCATTTTATTGTTGACATTGATTGCTCGCATTTGCCCGTCCTCTGCAAAGATAACGCGGAGGAGGGCGCGGCCTATCAGTTCGGCGGCGATGTCCTGTATGTCAAGCGGATTTACCGCATCAGCGAAGATTACGCTAACGCAAACAGTCTGTTATACCTTGACCGGGTGGAAACCAGCGCGGGAGACTTTGCACTCCCTGGGAGCGATACCATCAGCACGAGCAAGCGTTGGGCGATTTACGACGCGGCGCGGGCTTGTCCCACCCGCCGCAGGAAGGAGAAACCATACTGAAAAAATTAAACCCGGGCCAGAAAGACCCCGTAAAAGCCGCCTTTGTCATGCCTGACAGCAAGGACAAACACCGGAAAATTTGCGATCTGATGTTAGAGGCGGAATACCTGACTTCGCTATGGTACACGCTCAAGCAAGAGGCCGACAGGCTGGAAGATGCCGGGTTTTGTTGGTATTGACCCGCCCGCCGGAGAATGGAGGAAATAAAAATGCTTAACATGCACACCCCAGACGATTGGAGCCGGATAGATTGCAGCCAATGCCCAGAGCGCCACATGTGCGATCAGGTACAATATGATTGCCCGCTTGATGATCCGCCGCTGTTCCCACAAAGCGCCGAGGAGGTGACCCCCGCTTGATTATCTTGTTTATTATCCTTCTCCCGCTTATGGTGATTTGGGAGCTTGCCAAAAAATCTTGACGGCCCCAAGCGGGCGCGATACAATCAACAAGAGGTGTTATACATGAGACTAGCCCCTGACATGATCCAGCGCGTTGAGGATATAGCCGCCAGCGCGTTATATGACTATGAGGCCGTGGGCGTCCGCGTCCAAGACGTTCCATTTGCCCCCGGTCCTATGGCCCACCGCTCCCACGTCTGGGACAACGGAGACGACACCGGCGAGGAGCTGCCCGGCGTGTCTGCTATGCGCTGGGACTCCATCAACGCGGCGCAGCGCCAAGGCTACTATTATGGCGATTATGTGGCCGTCATTGCTGGCAACTCGTGGGACTACGGCGAGGACGACGGAGAGATCGTCATACATGATCCGATTGTAATTGAGATATTAGCATAATACCACCGCCCGCCCTGGAGCTTCCTGGGGCGGGTTTTCTTTTGCTCATGTCCCTATGCCCTCCAGTAGCTTCCCGCCGTTTGCGTGGCCTCCTGCAGCCCTTAGGCGGCATTTTTGCGCCCACGTCCAGCAGGGCGGACAAGCCCCAAAAGCAAATCCGCCGTAAAGGCTATTTAAAGGCCCGCAGAGCGTCTTTACTGTCTGGAAGTGTCCCTATATTCCAGAGCCACAAAGCGCCGCACAGCGGCCTGCACAGCGCCACATAAGGCATAAAGCAACCCCAGCCCACTCCATCAGGGAGCAAGCTGGGGTATTATTATTTGTTGCGGGCCAGGGAGAGGACGGCGCAGCGCGCTTTGCCAGCGTCCCACCAGGCGCAGCGGGGGCCGTCACACTGCCCGCCGATATACTCTACGCGGGGCGGTTCTCCATCGGTTCGGCGCTTAATCACGCCAGTTTTCAGCGTTGCAGCCAGATCGGGCGCGGGGGCAGAGTTCCAAATAGTCAGTGCCGGAGGCTCAACAGTTTTCAGCGGGCACAGTTTCCCGCGCGTGAGGCCGTCATAGTCGATAGTCCCTGATGGATTTTCATCCATAGTCGTTTGATAGTCGCTGGCCTTTCCACCATAGTCGCTGGCATAGTCGATAGTCGTTTCCATAGTCGTTACTCCTCCACCACCACAGACCCGGCGATCCGTTCCTCAAGCTGCTTTTGGTCGGTTATAGTCCCTAGCGGATTGTTGGGAGTAAGAACAACCTCGGATTTGTCCACAAGGCCGTCATAGTTCTTTTGCCACCATACTAAAGTTACCGGATTTAGCTTGCCGTCGGCGCCCAACATTTCGCGGTAAGCGGCGCAAAATTTCTTAACTTTTTTAATGAATTCGGAGTGCGCAGAGCTGCGTGAACGCCCATTTTCCCAATCATACACTTCATCTTTGTTCAAGCCAAGTGCAAGGTATGTTACTTGATTGGTCACTCTAACATCATGCTCCGAACAATAGTGAACGAACTTCCAGAACCTATCTTCCAGAGCTTGAACATCGGACTTATCAACATCCCCCCAACTAAGGATAGTCGCAAGCACTCCGGCATACTTAGCATTGTCGCCGGGCTGAGTATGTACCCCGTTATCTCCAATCACAGGAGAGTTCCCGCCTCTTGGCTTCATCTTGCGCTTAACAAGTTCTTTCCCCTGATCCATAGTCGTATCATTCTTGTTCAGAGTTGTCACCCTCCTCCACGACATCAAATCTATCATCATGTCTCCATCCATAGTTGTAAGGTTTGATAGCGTTGCAGATCAAGTCTTTGCAGATGTTCATAAAGTCTTTTACCTGTTGCTCCGTTAGTTTTCCGTCTCCCCATGATTGCGCGGATTGCAAGGCATCACATCCAGAACAGGACCCATACCACGCAAAAGTCATGAGATAGTCTTCCGGGTCCGGCTGGTAGGAATTGAATGGAATCAGATAAATCAAAGTCCCTTGATAGTCGCCATCATCAATTTCGTGAACTCTGTCTATAAAAAGATTCTCATTGTCGAGTCGGCTATCATCATTATAAATCTTATCAAAGGCAATCTTTACAAAGTCTACATAGCTACATTCATTCAGATCATCTCTTGAGGACAGTTCTGTTCTGAGCTTATCCTTGTTTTTATCCCAGAGTTCTTTCATGATTTTTAACATTTAATCACCTACCTTCGCAAACCCAAACCTCTCTCGCGCTCTCTTTGCCATGTTTTCACGCTGTTCGTCCGACAGTTCCTTTGGAGCGCGGGCTTTAATCCACTTCTTGGGGAAAGTATATTCCCTCATTCCTTCACCACTTCTAAGTAAAGTAATTTCTTTGTGTTTTTCGGCAAGTATATCTAAGCGGCGGATCAAGGCACAGTCCATCGTGTAGCAGGAGGCAAGAGGCCCTTCCTGATTGTAGTTGTAGATAGTTTCCATCTCATATTTTGTTAAGCCCATTACTTATTACTCCCAAACACAACCTTCATATAACTGTTTGTTATTTTTAAATTTTCTTAAAAATCCCCATTAAATCATATATTATGATATTTTATTTGTCAACCTCTAGTCCATGAATTTTTTTGATTGGCCGGTAATACTTCTCAATTGTGGCCCATCGTTCTCCACAAAATTGACATTTCCTGTGACGTTCTATTCTACCTCCCATAACCGTATGACTTCCATAAACAACTCCCTCTTTGCCGCAATTAGGGCAAATTCTAGCTGCTGTAATATTATCTGGCATCATCTACCTCCGCCAATGCGTTAAACTCGTCTCTGTTAAGCGGCTCCGTCGGTCTTTCCTGTGGTGCTAATCCTCGAACCCGCAACGCCGTTAAAATCGCATCTGTGTTAAGCCCCAAAAAAGTTGATAGCTGCCGCATAGAGTATCCTTCTGCACGTTTGAGTGATACCCACTCCCATTGCGCATCAGAATACATATCTCCGGGGAAAGGATATCTACGCACGATTTTCCATCTCCATAAACTTCCGGCACATAGCCGCCACCTGGATAGCCTCGCAGGCTGCGTTGACGGCGTATCTCTCTACACCGGAAATAAAATCTTCGCAGTCACCGTCTATACGGATTTCTCCCCATGCAAATGCCAAGTAAGAGTCCGTTTTTTCAACTTCCTCTTTTAGCTCTTCCGCTTCTTCCAGGATTACCGCATATCCCTCATGGACGCTGTGAAACTGCGGAAACCGTTCATTAGCGGCGGAAAGCTCTACGGCTACCAGTTCCCGGACTTGATTCTCGATGGCGTTCATTGGTCGGCATCCTTCTTTCCAAAATAGTCTTTGAATGAATCTACAGTAATCTTATAAGTCCAAGCCGCTGTTTCCGCATTGTTATTCCGTATGCCCAGCCTTTGAATCTGTCCTTCTCATTTCTCGACGGCACATTCTCCGCATACATTGGCTATGCAGTCTTTATTGCACTTCATCCACACCTCCGACGACCTCCTCACGCCGTCCGCCCTCTTCCGTCTTGAAGCAGACAACCCGCACCACATCATAGACCTGCATCTCTTTGCTTTTAAATGGGAACTGCTTGCAGTGCGGGCAGGTTATCGTTTCGAGCATTTCTCCCTCTGACAGATCGTAACCTGTCCAATTCTTCGTAGTTTCGATGTAGACGGCGTTGTGCTCACATTCAATGATAGGCTGTTCAATGTCGGCGTCGCTTCCATCTCGGAGGAAAGTATCGACCAACAAATTCTCGATTTCCTTTCCGCATTTCTCGCACTTCACTGCCCGCCCTCCCCGTCGCGCCTGTTCCATTTTTCGGTAATTATCCTGACCGCCTCGCCCATGTCAAAGCAACAGTTTGCCACGGGATTTACATAGATTCTGGTTTCCAAGCCGCACTCTGTGCAGACAATAGAAAACTCTGCAACAGAAACCATAGTATTCAGTTTACAGAGCATTACTTCTCCGCCGCAATGCGGGCAGTTTTTCAGTTTAATCATTGTTGCCCTCCCCGTCGTGGATGTTGCCGATGATCTCAATTCCGCCAGTTGAAAGATGCTTATTTACGCCCATACTTTCAGCGCCATTCAGCCAAACGCAAAATCTATTCCACTCTTGGTCATAGCATACGGGGGCTTCCTTTTGCTCGTCCTTCCAGTTAGTCCAACGGATGATATCCCCCTCAAAAATCTTCTTCTCGTTCTTGTCGGTCAGTCCGGTGTACTGGCAGACCGTGGAGGGGTCAACTTCGACACGTGGTCCTGTAATATCATGAACATCGCAAATCTCATGTACATCAAGCACACCTATTGGGCCTATGTAATACCCTTCCACCCATTCGCCATTATCCAGCCGCTTGGCTTTGAAAAGGATTTCTCTCATTGGGCACCTCCGATGATCTCGTCCAGCTTGACGGTTTCGCCGGGGCGGAGGGAGGGGAACAAGTCAACTTGCCCCAAATCAAGGCACCCATGTAAACTCCCTTGAATATGAATCATAGCGCAGCGACCGTCTGCATATCTCTTAAACTCAATCTCCCCACCCGGCCACATTCTGCAAAAGGTCTTCGCGTCCTCCACCTCCTGCTCCGTCCAGCGGGGCTTTCCTTCCAAGTCCCACTCATGTACCCATTCACGACAGCAAATTCCTCTCTGATAGATAGGGCATTTCTGTTCGCACGGATTATTTGTGTGGGCCTTTTCGTATTGATAACACCACTCTTTCAGTTCCCCCAGTGTCCAGTCCTTCAACGGCTTGTCCATGTTGGCCTCCTCCTTTTCATCCTCCACCACCTCGAACCCCATCAGGCGGGCGGCTTCGTGAGGATTGTCTGCCACATAAGCATAACAAGGGTGTTTCTGCCCTTTATAGACCTGAACAGATTCTTTGATTTGACAATCGTCACAGTCTTTCTTGCTGTCACAATAATGATTCATAGCGTTCAAAATCCCTATATACATTTCTCCCGTCTCAGGGTTCCGAAACTTCATGGTCGGTCTCCTTTCGCTGGCCGTAGGAGCAGAAATCGTCCTCATCCGGGTTTGTTAATCCATCTCGATGTGTACAATCCATAAGCCGATAATAAGTACCAAGGTCTTTATAATGCTTGCACTCCCGGCACCTGACCACAGGCACGGCGTCGATGGTGGGGGCCTCATCAATGCACTGTTTCAGCCAATCTCTGTCCTGCGCTCCGTCAGAAATATCCTGCTTTTCCCACTCTGCATAATATCGACCAATAGCTTTATCTGCATCAATCAGCCTCATGCTCGTCCTCCTCGTCCATGCGAGCGCCGCACGTTGGACAGTATGGCATATTCTCAAATGTTAGCGGCTGTGTTCCAGCACAAACAGAGCACCTAACTCTTGAAATGATTCCGCTTGCGGTTGAAACCCTTTCCCATCTTCCGTGCCTCACCTCCGCAACGTCGGCGGCGGGCATACCGGATATGCATCTATAAAAAGCGCTCCTGCAATCATTCCACCCTTTGTTATATTCCTCTTTCCCCACTTGCCCAGGGTTTCTTCCTTCCGGGCGTTCGTTCAGCGTTGCCTCTCTATCAATATACTCCTTCATTCGCTCCACCTCCGTTCGTGATCGTCCACAATCCGTTCAATGATTTCCAACTCTTCATCTGTCAGCGTCCGGTTCCACGCAATGGAGAAATCGCCCGTACACCGATTCGGGCAGGCCGTACACTCGCAACGGTTGGCGCTGCTGGTATCATTCACCCTGAATGGGCAGCTTTGGTTATAGCAGTCAGTTCTAATCCCTAATTCCCGTTCGACAAATTCAGCGGGATACATTGGTGGTATAGTTTTATTATCCATCCTGCTCCCTCCGTAGTGCAGCCTCGGCCTCCTTTGAAACTGTAAGTCCCATTTTACGGTAATACATAGACAGCGTATCAACGTTTATGCTGTTTCCTTCCGGTTTAGCTTTAACGTAAATTGGCCCGGAATATCCAGTACCTCTGATTTCATCAATCAGGAATTGCAACATCCGCTTTGAATGACCATTTCTTCGGTATTCCGGGTATACAAACAGCCCAAAAATGAGGTATGTCCCACCGTCCGAAACTGGCTTGTCTAAATCGTAGTAGCAGTAGCCGTACGGTGTATGAATAAAATTCATCATAGGTGTATTCATTCCGTGCCGTCCTCCTTATCCGCCTTGGCTAGCTCGTGGAGGCGGTCAAGATCGTACTCGTCGCCCAAGATGTCCTCAATAACTTTCAACCGCTCCCATATCTTTCGCTGAGAGCAATCCCCATTTTCGCAAAAGGACCCACCTCGCACTTCATTACACATAGCAATATCGCAAAAATTTCCTTCAAACGTTAACCGCTCCACGCTCATTCCTCCTTCTGGCCGCGCCACTTTGGATTGCAATATTCGCATGGCGTATCGGATGCTTTCGCACAGATTGCGCACGGCTCATTTCCGTCTAAAACATCTTGTACCATATAATTTTCTAGTTCCTTGATTGCAGAGTCTCTTTGATTTTCTACAATTTCGATACACCGCTTCACCTGCTCCAGCTCGTCCCGCAGCTTCTCGTTTTCGGCTTGGAGTCGCTTGACCTCTCGTGCCAACTCCCCCATGGTCCGCTCTTTGCAGCAGACACGGTCACAACTTGGACAGTTAGCACAGTCACCTAAATCGCAGTGTTCCGCGCTCTCAATCAGCTTTTCAATGTCCATTCTCACCCCTCCTTTCCCGGCGGAGCTGGGAGGGGCATCCAGTGTGTTACCTTATCCGCAATCCCAAAAGCCGAATACTCGTCCCAGTTATGGCTACTTTCATACCATCCAGGGTTAACAAAGTAGTCATCCGAATCTTCGTCATACTGGTCGCAGCATTCCCAGTCCCAGGAATAATCAGAATCATCCCGGCGCATCCCTGGTGGAACATAAAACCCCTGACACTGGTATTTATATCCGTTGGGAGTTACACAGAAAAGTCGCACCTCTTTCTCTGCATCTGGCAGCCTCTCCTCCACGCTCACCCACTCGTTCGGCGGGGTGAGGGTGGGCATCTCCAAAGCGGCCAGAATCCCAGCAACAAATCCCGCATCATAGCCAAATACCCGCTGTACACTAAGCTGGTCTGCGTATTTTTCTTTTAAGGCACCCGCATCAATCCACGGCATCGTTCAGCGCCTCCAATCTCTCCACTTGTTTTTCCCATGCCCACGATGTAAGCGGCGTTCCGCACTTTGGGCAGTAAACAAACCCCTTTTCAATCCAAGACGGCCAGTTAGCTTGATCTCGGCATTTCTCACATCCTGTCCACATCTTCTCCACCTGCTCCCGGCTGACGGGGCGGAGGGCGTTTATTGCCATTTTGCAGGCTTCGTTGGATGGCGCATCTGCATAGCTGTCGCTCTCCATGTAGTATTTGATCTCAGCAATCGCTTCTTCCCGTGTCATGCCCATGGCTGGGCCTCCTTTACTTCGATACCCAGCCTCTCCATCAGGTCAGGAATTTCCACATCTCCTACAACCTCATCTTTCAGCTCGACAATCTTCTCGTGATTTGCGGGGCCACCCCGTATCCAGTCGAATGTGTACACCATAGTTTTCTGCCTCTTGTTGTCAATGTCGATATGCACAGCCTTTCCGTATCGCAACCCGTTTCCGTCAATCCGTTCCGGTTCTAACATAAAGCTAATGTATTCCACTCCATTTCCATCAACAGCGGAATGGGTGTAGTCGTATCCGAAGCTCATTCCATCCCCTCCAGCATCTCCATCTGCTCAAACTCTGGCGCTCTTGTCGCCGGTTTAATCATTTCTTTTACTGCCTTTTGATAGAAATTCCGGTCAACCTCGAACCCATAAGAGTTTCGCCCCAGCTCATAAGCGGCCCGAAGGGTGGCCCCACTACCAGCACACGGGTCAACCACAATATCCCCCGGATCTGTAAAGACTTCGATTAACCGCTTCAGCAATCCAACGGGCTTTTGTGTTGGATGGATTTTGGGGTAGTCCTTGGCACTGTCCCTGTGCCATTCAAACCAGTTAAATACCATATGGCCGTTATTGCGGAATTTTGGCAGTTTGTTTCGGTACAACACGATGGCAAACTCTGTGGCACCAACGATCTTCATATTGGCTTTCAAAACCTGCGCGGAATAGTTCTTGACGAAGAACAGGGGATAGTTATGTAAAAAGCCATATCGCTTTCCATAGTCAATCACTGTCTGCATCTGTTCAAATGCGCAGAATACAATCATGGCCGGGGCCTGTCCCTTTTCTTTTGGCTCTTTTTTCAAGAGACGGTTGCAAAAATGCATATATTCCGCAATTTTGAATGTCCCATCTGTGTGGAAGAAACTCTGCTTTGCCAGTTTGCTCTCCCCATTTTTGTTGTCTCCGCCCTGATACCACACGGGATTGCTGGCATAGGCATCCGCTCCGATGTTATACGGGATATCTGCAATCACAAGTTGGGCCTTTGGGATGTTGTACCGCTTGAAGTTTTGAAAATTATCGTGATATAGTTCAATCTTTGGCATCCAGCATCTCCATCTCCTCCGCGCTCAGAATCGGCGCGCGGGCGTTCCACCGTCCAATAGCATCCTCTTTTAAAATGCACCATTTTGTAGCGCAAAAGCATTCACCGCACACTACACTGTATTTCCCTGGTGCTTGAAGTGTCCCTTCTACCAGTGTCGCACGTCCCTTGCAGTGTGGACACGGTAGCAGCACCCCCGCATCCGTCAGCCGCTTGGCTGCCTCGTGGTCGCCCAGCAAGGCGCGCTTTGTATCATCCATCATGCTCTCTTCCTTTCCAGCGGGCAGCTCTCGATGGCGTATGTACTCACCCATGTTTTCCGCCCGCCCCGGTTTCTCCCAACAATGAACGTCCGTTTCTTGGCCGTCCAGCCCGGTACTGGCTTTTCCTCACGCAACCATGGACACTGGCTGATCGGGAAGCAGCAATCCATGCAGGGGTTGGCCGAATACCGCCGGATGGGGACCAGATATTGTTCAAGTTCACCCATATCACCACACCAGCATAGCCCCGCAGGACTCGCAGAAGCGCGGTTTTGCCTGAGCATGATCCTGATTGAAGAACTTCCCGCAGCAAGGGCAGTTAGCACCATGTTCTGAAAGGATCACGTTCTGCTGAAGTTCATTCTTCAGGATGCCGTCAATAGTTTCTATCAATGCAAGCAGGTTTTCCTTTGTAGGCTCTTTCCGTGCCCGTGTCCTTGCTTGCTCTGACAGCCGCAAAATTTTCTCCCGCTCATAAGCGGTGTTGTCACGGAAGTTATCAGCACTGATTTCTTCCATCATCTGCTTCCCAATTTGTCTTTTCTCGACGGACGCCTGCTCCGGCGTGATTGCTTTTGTGTTGAACCTGCGGTATAATAAAACCATCGCTTGAAATGCCCTCTGTTCTGACAGGCACAGTCCGTCCGGCATAGGCTCTTCTCTGGAGGCGATTTCCTCCCATCTGAATGTCATTTCTTTCTCCTTTCATGTTCCCCGGTATTCCCCGGCGGTTCCCCGGTTGGTTCCCCGGCGCAATCCTTAGAGCCGCAACGGGTTCCCCGGGTTCCCCGGTCAAACGGAGATTTCCTATATAGAGCGAATATTTTGAGCGCTTTAGCCAATTAAAGTTCTCAAAATTATTTTATATATAAGGGGTGTCCGAAATAGCGGGGAACACCGGGGAACCGGGGAACTTTAATCGATCAATTCTGTGTAATATGCACAAATATCAGTACTGTCTTTTATGCAAACACACCTAGGATGCATTTTCCCGATCAGCTTCTTTTTGGTGTTGTAGTCCCGGTCCGTGTTGAGTATTCCGCGCCGCTTTGCCCATGACAGGAACGACGCCGGGTTAAATCCTTCCCTCATCATCTCCCGGTCAAAGACCGATTTAATGATACAGATATAGCCATCACGGAGTACCCCCCAGGTCTCCGTTTTTTCATCTTCCGGGTCAAACTTTGATTGGTTGGAAGCTACAAAATCCATGATCCAGTCTATCGCCCGTTCGTTCTGGTCAACGTCTGATTTGTCCGTCAGATATGGACACATCTCATTGACTTTGAGAGCGTTGCCGTCTTGAAATATCCATTTCTCTGCCAGATAATCGGCTGTCAGGATCATCGCTCCAGCCATTGCCTGTTTCTCGGTGCTGGAACCCCTCTGTAAATCGGCATAGAAGCCCTTATAAGCCATCCTGGCCTCATCCATGTAATCAGACAGGCACTCCACGAAAATCCGTCCAGCGAAGCCGTAGTTGCGTCTGACGGTATCTGCGACAGTCTGCGGGTCCTGAAAGAGCTTTTCGTCTTTACAGTCGACCTCGACGATCCGGTTCACAGCGCCGCCGCCGGAAGCTCCGGTTGTGATGGGCTGCTCTCCGGTTGTGATAATGCAGTTTTTCCAGGTCTGTATTCTCTGTAAGCCGCCCGCCTTTGCGCCCCGCCCCTTGCCGATGCCCTCTGTCAGCATATAGATCAGGCGGTCGAAGTCTGCCCGCTCTTTGATGCATTGCAGCTCGTCCAGGCAGAGCGGAAGAGAGTTGCAGAAACCGGCCATCATTTCTTGTCCTACATAGGTACTGTTGAATGTGTGGATGTAACTTCCCATGGATGGGTTTGCCCAAACGCTGGCGGCTGCCATCAGTCCAACCGTCTTGCCAGCCTCTGTACCGCCCCATATATGAGTGAAGAACGGAAGACCACCCAGCGGTTCCACCAGAGCAGAGGCGAACGATGCTGCAAGCATAATCCTGGCAATGGTCCCATTTGCTCTGATCGTTCGCATCAGGCTCAGCCATTCATCGTAGTCTCCCTGGGGGCATACGCTGTCAAACATGTGCTTGTAGGACAGGTCTCCATCATATTTGAGTTCTTCCACATAAGGGGAAAAACCATAGTCTCCGATCCAGCCCAGCCGTCCAACACTGTTTGTTTCCGGGATCTTGTCGTAGTTTTCGGACTCCAAAAACGTCAGGTATTTTACCAGCTCTTTTGCGCTCTCACTGTCAACAGCGATACCGTATCTTGAGAGGTCCACGATCTTGCTTGCGCTTGATAGCGTGGACTTGTCAAATACTTTCACTTGCCAGCGCAAGCCGCGTTTATAGGCGATCTCCAGCTTGACTTCACCCGTGTCGATGTTGATGAGACGGCCCACCGGCATGATCGGATGTCGGCAAACAATGATCTCTCTGCCAGCAAAATCCAGGCAGGTCACTCCAGCGTCATCACAGGTGTATTCCCCGCAGTAAAGTTCCATCGGCTGGCCGTCAAAATCAGTGACATTTTCGATGTCCCGGCCTTCAGCTTTGCGCTTCTCCGAAAGAAACGCATTCCACTTTGTGATGAAGTTCTTGACGCCGATGGCTCCAGCCTTTTCCTTGATGGCATCCCGGAGCTGAAGCATCACAAATTTGTTATCTCTAAAAGCGTACAGCCATTCAAACGGTTCGGGTGTCTGATATGTCTCCCGTGTCCAGTCCGGGATTTCGGGGAGATTGTTCAAGTTCCCACCTCTTTCCTTCTGCCAACAGCAGGTCATATTTGATTGCATCCATGCTTTTGAGCGCCCATGCAAATGCACAGGTCAATTCATCCGGATCACTTGGCTGAAGGTTTCGGATCAGCTCATCCGCCATATCATACCGGCGCTCCAGTTCATTGCATTTGGCGTTTATCTCTGCAAGCTGTCTGTCATGCTCTCTGACTGCCATGATCGCGCTCTGACGGGCCTTACGCTCTCTGTACGTGATGGGCCGTGAAATACCGATCCCCAAGTTAAAATCGCTGTTAAGGCGTCCCATGGCCTCTCTGAAAGAGCAGTTAAACAACAGCATGGCGAAGTCAATGACGCTGCCATGCGCCCCGCAGCCGAAACAATGGAAGCCACCAGAACCCGGATAGATATGTAGACTTGCCTGTCGGTCTCCCGCATGGAACGGGCAGCGAATGCAGTTTGCACGATCGACCTGAAATCCGTAATGCTCGACTACTTCCCGCATGGTGAGCCGCTGCCTGATTTCTTCAGCATTCCGGTTCATCTGGCAGGCCCTCCAACCGCTCTTTAAGCTCCCGGTACAAGACATCGTGGATCAGCTGGCCGCTCGTTTCTTCTTTGCAGAATAGGATCTGGCAGTTGTAGCGAGACAACCAGGCCGTCATGCTTGCCACCAGGGACTCCGGCTTCATCTGACTGCGATAGACCCCAGCATAGGCTTTTTCCCAATCTCCGTTTTCAATCAAGAGATAGACCTTCGCGTTGGCCTGTTTGGCCCGCTCAAACTCCCGCTCGAACCGTTTGCGGTCCTGGCAATAGCAGTGAGCAATTTCATCCAGGTCCATCTTCCGCTCGATCACGACGGTATCCCGTAGGTCCAGACATTCACACCTTGCAGAGTAATCGCCAAACGGCAGCGTCACCCGTTCTATGGGGAGACCGATGG